TCATGCCAGTTCATTCGATTTCCTTTTGTTGTGAGGGGATGGGGGCCGAAGCCCCCGCGTTGGTTAGTCGAGTCTGGATTCAGACCATGCGTTGAATCCGTGCTCTTTCAGCGTTTTAGCGTATGCTCTAGCGTATGCCGACTTGAGATCATATGACTGGTTATAGTCGCTAACCCAAAGGGATTGCCCGCCCCCATATGATTTTTCAAAGCCTCGACGCTTGAATTCTTCGAGTGCTTTGCCCCTCAAACCCTTCACTCTTACGGACGCGAATCCGCATATAGGGAACGGGTCGAACACTCTGCCATCTTGATCCTTTACCTGAATCAACTCTGGTTGAGCTTCGGCTGCGGCAATGCGTCCGCGCTCGTTTGCTTCGATTAGAATCGCGGCTATCTGTTCTCTTTCCATGATTTTTCCTTTTTCTTCGATGCAAAATCGCATCGCAGTGAGCACCCATAGGATGCTCACCACGCTGAGATTTAGATGATCGTAAATGGTCGCTGAACGTGTGCCGGTTTTGCCTTAACGTTTCGAGTGCCAATCTTGTAAGAAATCTCTCTGCCTTCTATGTCTATTGAGCCTTCAAACTCTTTCACTGTCCAAACGTCATTCTTGAAGTGATTTTTCTTGTCGAGTTCTTTTGCTTCTTCTCTGGCTAGATCTCTGACTCGGTTCATTTCTTCGCGCAACGCCATCGCTCTCTTGTACTTTGGGCTGCGCTTCATGAGGTAGGCATCAAGCTGTGCCTCTTCCTTTTTCATCTCGCCCCAAGTCATTTTTGCTAAATCCATTTTTCGCTTTCCTTTTGTTGTTGTGCCTCATCACACAAGTGTGATGCTACACCCAACGCACAAGCAAAACAACGCAACGCCAATGCAATAACCTAGACACAACTTAGACATCGCGGGACCGCTCTCCATGTTAACTTCCGCGCTCACATCGCCTCGGCCTTCCATCGCGCCACTAAGTCGCCCGCTCAGCCTAACAGTTTGCATAACCTGCGCGCGGCCTAGGTACCCTAGGACGTGCACCCAAAAAAAGCCCGCGACTTGTCGCGACCCCCACCACCCCCTATACAGCGCAGCGTATAGTGTTAGTGTATATATAACGTTCACCACCCATAATCTTATGAAAAATAGAAATGGCTAACCTGAGTCACCTCTCTGAAGGTGAGATGAAAGAGATTTTGATGTTGCAGGAGCGTTTGATGCTTCTCGACACGCAGCACAAGGCCAGGGATTCGTTCATGGAGTACATTCGGTACATCTGGCCGAGCTTCATTGAGGGTGATCACCATAGAATCATTGCGGATAAACTGACTCGTGTGGCCAAGGGGGAGTTGAAACGGCTGATTGTGAACATGCCGCCCCGTCATACAAAGTCTGAGTTCGCTTCGATCTACTTTCCATCGTGGGTGATGGGCTTGAATCCTGACATGAAGATCATGCAGACCACGCACACGGCTGATTTGTCGATTAATTTTGGCCGCAAGGTGCGTAACCTGATGGATTCAGACGAGTATTCTAATATTTTTCCCAAGGTATCCTTGGCCTCTGACTCAAAAAGTGCTGGAAAGTGGCAAACAAGCCAAGGGGGCGAGTATTTTGCAGCAGGTGTGGGTGGTGCTATAGCGGGTAGGGGTGCAGATTTGCTGATTATTGACGATCCGCACTCTGAACAGGACGCGATGTCGATAAATCTGCTGGATTCTTGCTACGAATGGTACACATCGGGGCCGAGACAGCGACTTCAGCCCGGTGGTTCGATTGTAATCGTGATGACCCGGTGGAATACAGCAGATTTGACGGGCAGATTGCTGACTAGGCAGACAGAAACGCACTCTGACCAGTGGGAGGTGGTGGAACTGCCTGCGATTTTTGAAGATTCGGGCAATGTGTTGTGGCCAGAGTTCTGGAAGAAGGAGGAATTGGATGCAGTTAAGGCTTCGATCCCTGTTTCCAAGTGGAATGCGCAGTATCAGCAGAATCCTACGTCGGAAGAGGGTGCGATTATCAAGCGGGAGTGGTGGCAGCTATGGGAAGCTGAAGATCCTCCTGCGTGTCATTATGTTATTCAGTCGTATGATACGGCGTTTTCTAAGAAGGAAACGGCGGACTACTCCGCTATTACCACATGGGGCGTATTTTCGCCACAGGAAGGCATGGGTGACGCGATTATCTTGTTGGATGCGCAGAAAGGCCGGTGGGACTTCCCTGAGTTGAAGGCCGTTGCGCAGGAGCAGTATGTTGAGTTCAACCCCGACATGGTGTTGATTGAGGCTCAAGCGAGTGGTACGCCGTTGACGCATGAGTTACGGGCGATGGGTATCCCTGTGGTGAATTATCGGCCATCTAGGGGCAATGACAAGATGACTCGTGTTCATGCGGCGAGTCCTGTGTTTGAGGCTGGTATGGTGTGGGCACCTGACCGTGTATTTGCGGATGAGGTGATTGAGGAGTGCGCTGCATTTCCGTTTGCACCGCACGATGATTATGTGGACACTACGACGCAGGCGATATTAAGATTCAGACAGGGTAACTTTATCAATCTTTATTCTGACGAGGATGAAGAAGAAGTGTACCGAGATAGGCGCGCATATTATTAAGCCCCCATACGGGCATACCCTACGGGGAAAGGAGATATCTCATGGCAAAAGCTAAAAAACTGACTAAGGGTATTAGCTCGTTATTTGACGATGCTTTTGAAAAAGTTGGAACAGCAACCACTCGTGGTGCCCAGCGACAAAAGAAAAAGAAATCTAACGTTTTTCAAAGAGACTCCAAGACTGGTCAGGTTCGCTCTGTTACTCGTGGTGAAAGAGTCAAGCGAGGTCAGAAAGTAACGGGTGGTGCGGCAGCAGCAACTGGCGCCGCTGCGGCAGGATCTGCAGCTATGGCTGACAAGGGCGGCAAGAAGCAATCCACCAAAGTTGGCAAGATGAAGCGCGGTGATTCTGTCAAGCGCACTGAGACTCCTAAGAAGGCTGGCGCGACTCGTGGTGAACGAAAGCAGAAGACTAGCCCTCGTGGCTCATCTGTTGGCCGAGGCAAGCCGATAGGTGGTACGGCTCCTGGTATCATGACTGATCCATCAAAACTCCCTCCTAAAAAGCCATCTAAACCAACAACTTCTTCTAAACCAACAACTTCTTCTAAGCCCACTGCTGCGGCCAAGACTGAGAAGAAAGAAGAGAAGAAGAAGCGTCGATTTACTTCTCCTGCTAGTGGCAAGGGCCGTCGTATTGTTCGCCGCATGGGCGGTGGCATGATGAAATCCAAGATGGCGTCAAAGGGTGGCGCGAAGGGTGGCCGCAGACCCACGGGCATGAAAAATGGCGGCATGCCCATGAAGACTGTGAACGGGATGAAAGTTCCTGCATTTGCAGCTGATGGCAAGGGCCCTAACGATCTCACCAAAAAGATGATGGGCGGCGGCATGATGAAGTCCAAAGGCATGGCCAAGGGTGGCGCCATGAAGAAGAAGGGCTACGCCATGGGAGGCCCAGTTAAGAAGAAGGGTATGGCTAAAGGTGGCGCCATGAAGAAGAAAGGTTATGCCATGGGTGGTATGACCAAAAAAGGCATGGCCAAAGGCGGTTCTGTTCGCAAAGCTACTAAGCCTCGCGGCGTAGGTGCTGCGCTTCGCGGATTCGGTAAGGCGATGAAATAATGAGCAAAGTAAAATCAATAATTAAAGGCGTTACTAAAGCCCGCGAAAACCTTATGACGCCTGCTCAGAAAAGGCGTGCTCGCAAGACTCAAGAAGAATCTGGCCCTTCTTCTCGAAGAGACATGAAAGAGGCACAACGAGCAAGAAAAGCTCGCAGAGCCAAGATTGGAACAGGAATGTCAAAGAGTGATAAAGATGCTCTTACAGCACTTGCAATTACTGCTCCGGTTGGGATAGCTGGAGCAGCAGTCGCAGGCAAAGAGTTGGCGGATCGCTCTAGATTAAATCGTGAAGCAAGGAGAAGGGCTTTTGATAACGCTAGAAAAAAAGCCAAGCGAGAAAATAATCCAACGTTCACTGTTTCTGGAAAGACTTACAACACAGAGACTGGCCGCAAGGTTGAAAAAAAGGCCAACGGAGGCATGGCTTCTGCCGCCAAGACAATCGCCAACGGAACCACACGCTCTCGCAATAAGACGAAGCCCAGAGGAGTGGGCGCAGCCTTGCGTGGTTACGGAAAAGCACTTAAGTAAACTAAGATAGACTAGAAACAAAAGGATCAGTTTTGCCATATCTGCAAAGCAACATCCCGCACTTCAAGTGCTGGGTGAGAAGAGAGTACACACACAACCATCAGAAATATCACGGCGAGTTCTTACATGCGATGGCAATCGCTGTGACCACCATGCCCACGAGGTGCTTGAGCTTTCAGGTAATCTTTACGGGCTGTGAAGTCGATGACGAAGAGGACGAGCCGAATGTGCATGGTGGGGCCATGTGGGCAAGGATGCCGATCACTGCTTTGGTGGCGGACACGCCGTTTGAAGATTGGCCCGTCCCTATGGCAGTACACGATGCCCAGCCTTGGGACTGCTCTTCTCACACTCATGCTGTATACGTTCTAGATCGCGCTACGCCATGCCCCTGGCTTGCCAAGATCGATGGCAACATGTACCCGGCAAAGTATCTGTTTACGGTTGATTATGCGGAGAATGAGATCGCTGATGATCCTGCGCAGCACAAACAATCGCATGTGATGGAGTTACTTGATGCTGGCGAGTGGACTGGGAATATAGTAGCTTTGCCCAACAACCGGGTGCGAGTGACGCATCCTGCGTGGTTTGAGACTGGCAGTGGGGCACCTGACTTCAAGCCTTCTCAGCACATTCACTACAGCAAGTCGGATTTGGATTACACGCTTGATGTGAATCGTATCTTCGATAATCTGTACGCAGATAGTGGCCACGATACTGAGGAAGAGTAAACTCGACCAGATGAGATAAATCCAAGAAGGGCAGGCCATGGCCATAGAGCGCGGTGTAGATGACGTTGATATCGATGAGCTAGGGATCGAGGACAACACCAAAGAGATCGAAGTCGGAGCAGAGTCTTCTGAAGATCTCATGTTCGATGGCATGGACGATGAAGATGCCGCTCTCATGGACGATGGCACGATGGTGTTTGGCGCACAAGATCTCATGGCTGATGCGCCTGTTCCCTTCAACGCCAACCTAGCTGAAGTCATTGATAAGGCTGATCTGGGTAGAATCTATTCTGACTTGATGGCTGACATTGATGACGATAAGTCATCGCGCAAAGAGTGGGTTGATCAGTATACCGAGGGCTTGAAGTTCTTGGGCATGAAATTTGAAGATCGCACTGAGCCTTTTGATGGCGCATCTGGTGTGATTCATCCTTTGCTTGCCGAGTCTGTTACTCAGTTCCAAGCACAAGCATACAAAGAATTATTACCTGCTGGTGGTCCTGTTAAGACCACAGTGGTTGGCTTTGCTACGCCTCAAACCAGTTTGCAAGCGGCTCGTGTTCAGGAGTTCATGAACTATCTGATCACTCAGGAAATGAAGGAATACGATCCTGAGACTGATCAACTGCTGTTTTATTTGCCTTTGTCTGGCAGCGCGTTTCGCAAGGTTCATTTTGATCAGTCACTAGGGCGACCTGTTTCTCGTTTCATCCCATCTGAAAAATTGATTGTGCCTTACGGCACCACCAGTCTTGATAATGCGGTGCGTATCACGCATGTGATTGACATGTCGATGAACGACATTCTCAAGCTTCAGCAGACTGGGTTCTACCGTAAGACCAAGGTGTCTGGCGAGTCTGATGATACGACATATTCGTCTACTGACGTTGAGCAAGAGATCGATGAACTGCAGGGCGTGAAGCCATCTGGTAGCTCTAGCGATTACGAAGCAGAGCTTATGGAGGTTCACGTTGAGCTTGATATACCCGGCTTTGAAGATAAGGACGCACAAGGTGAAGAAACAGGTATCAAGCTACCCTATATCGTCACATTACTCCCCAAGCAAAACACGATTCTTTCGATACGCAGGAACTATGTCGAAACGGACATTATGCGCCGTCGCATTGACTATTTTGTGCATTACAAGTTTCTCCCAGGTGTTGGTTTTTATGGTTTTGGTCTGACCCATATGATTGGTGGATTGTCTCAGGCATCCACCTCGATTCTGCGCCAGCTGATCGACGCTGGTACGCTGGCTAATCTGCCTGCAGGTTTCAAGGCTCGTGGCATTCGTATTCGTGATACCGATGTGCCACTGCAGCCTGGTGAGTTTAGGGATATGGACGCCCCTGGCGGGTCACTGCGTGATGCATTGATGCCGCTTCCTTTCAAAGAGCCAAGCGGCACATTGCTGCAGTTGCTTGGCATGTTGGTAGAAGCAGGCCGTCGTTTTGCTTCTGTGGGTGATATGCAGGTCGGTGACGGTAACCAGCAGGCGCCTGTCGGCACTACGATTGCGCTACTTGAGCGTGGCACTAAGGTGATGAGCGCGATACACAAGCGCATGCACTACAGCCAAAAGGTTGAGTTCAATCTTCTGGCTAGGGTAATCAAAGAATCACCGATACAAACGTATCCATACCAGATAGCCAGCGGTCAGCAGCAGTTGTTACCGCAGGACTTTGATGATCGTATCGACATCATTCCTGTATCTGACCCCAACATCTTCTCCATGAGCCAGCGCGTTATGCTTGCTCAAGAGATGATGCAAATGGTTCAAGGAGCGCCTGAAATTCATGGCCCTATGGGAATGTACGAGGCATATCGTCGTTTGTATGAAGCAATGGGTGTGCAACAGATAGAACAGTTGTTGCCTCCACCTCCGCAGCCACAGCCGATGTCACCTGCCATGGAGAACGCCGGGTTCTTACAAGGCCAACCTGCACAGGCGTTTGAAGATCAAGACCATGATGCACACATACAGGCGCACCTAACGCTTCTCAAGTCACCTATCGTCGCCGCTATGCCTCCTGGTCAAAGCCCTGTGGCTGCTATGATTCAAGCGCATATATTCCAGCATGTTGACTTCAAGGCTCGTGAGATGGCGCAACAAGACCCAGAGATTCAACAGATGCAGCAACAAATGCAGCAAATGCAGCAGCAGTTTCAGATGGACCCCATGATGGCTCAGCAAGGCGAGCAGCAAATGATGCAGATGCAGCAACAGATGCAGCCGATCATGGAAGACAAAGTCGCTCAGATTACAAACCAACTTTTACAGCAGTTAGCGCCAGAGTTGATGCCACCTCAACAGCAACCTGAAGATCCACTTGTTGAGCTAAGAGCCAGAGAGTTGGATATCAAAGAAGCGGATATGGAGCGCAAAGCAAGCGAAGCAGATCGACGTATTGATCTTGAAGCAGAGCGTATAGACAACAACGCTGACCAAGCTGAAGAGCGATTAGATCTTCAAGAAGAACTTGCTATGATGAAAGATAAAGTGGCTCGTGAACGTATTGGCTTGCAGAGATCCGCGCAAATGGCTAAAACTGCAGAAAATATTACGAAAGATTTTTTCAGAAGGTAAATCAAAAGAGGGATTTACAATGAGTTCAGTAAGACAGAAGATGGCTGCAGTTCAAAAGGCCGTCAACAAAGCAGAAGAAAGGCTGCGACTTGGTGAAGAACCAACGCCTGCACCTGTTGAACAAAAGGTTGAGGAAGTTGCGGAACCAGCACCAGAGAAGAAGGCAGCACCTAAAAAGAAAGCTGCTCCAAAGGCCAAAGCTAAAGCTAAATCAGCACCAAAAGGCAAGAAGTAATGATCAAGCGTCAAACGAGTTTTCCCCAGCCTAAAGTCACCGATAGTAGCGTTTCTATCAAAGACCAAGGCACCGTGAACTATGCTAAAAGTGAGTCTGTAGCCACGCCTACTTCTTCTGCTCCTTATGGCGCAGGTGAAATGCGTGGTGGTGGCGCAGCGATTCGCGGTAAGAAGTTCAGCGGGATCTACTAATGAGCATGTTTCCAGGCGACCTGTCTTCAATGTATAGGGCTTATGAGTCTGATCCAATCTCAAATCGACCTCCACCATCCATGATGGGCACTCTTGGTGGGCCAGGCTTTGGCCGCATGAAACCACCCATAACTAGAGAAGATATTGAACGGCAGCGAGGCCGTGGTTTCGGAGATGGCCCAGCGCGTGGAGGATTTGGCAACATGATAGGCACTCTTGGTGGGTCAGGTTATGGACCTAACCCACTAGGCACCGCAGGGCCGGGTGGCTCCATGTTCGGTGGAGGCTTCGGTGGAGGCTTCCGTGGAGGCTTTCTCCCTGGTGGAATAGGCGTTGCAGGACCCATGCCTCCACCCACACGCATGCCCGACATGCCCAGACCACCCACGTACGGCGGTGGATTCGGTGGTGGATTCGGCGGATTTCTTGGTGGTGGTTTTGGTGGCGGTTTTGGCATGCCACAGCAAAACTTCCCTGGTATAGGCGGTGGTATGCAGATGCCCGGCATGGGAGGTTTTGCTTTTCCTCAACAACAGTTTAACCGTCCGCAACCGCCCATGTATGGCGGTGGGTTTGGTGGTGGTTTTGGTGGTGGATTTAGGCCACAACCTATGCCTAGGCCACCTATGTTTGGTGGTGGGTTCGGCGGCGGTATGGGCGGCAGTCAAAGTCCATTTCAACAAAGTTTTGATCGTGAGATGAATTCTCCTCAGTATCAATCTGCGCTGAAACGATACGAACGAAGCAGGGGTCAAGACCAAGGTGCATTAAGTCAGTTGCAAGCATCTCAACAAAGAATGCAGCAAATGCAAGGTGGTGGGTTTGGCGGTCAAATGCGCCAGTTTGGTGGTGGGTTTCAATCTCAAGGGCCACAAAACTTAAGAGCGCAACAAATGCAAGCAGCAGGCGGAATGTTTGGTAGTCGAGGCCGTGGACAACTTGAAATGCAGTACGGTTTTGATGGCAAGCCTATAGGTATGGGGCTGCCTACTAACATGCGAACATTCATGTAGGTATTAATGATGGGCGAAAGAAGAAGCAGCAAATGAGAGAGCCAAGAATACCTCCTGAAATCATGAGGCAGATAGAGGAGCGGATGAAATCTTTGCCCAAAAAGGCTTCATCTAAAAGATCAAAGCCAGTTGCTCGTCGCAGGCCTGCAGTTCAGCCTGTGCGCAAAAAACCAACAACTAAAAAACCTGTTGCCAGAAAAAGACCAGTCACGCGCATAGGTGAATTGGGGCGTGAATCTTATCCAGGCATGCCTGACATACCTAAGAGCGTTCAAAAAAGAATTCAAGAGATGATAGCTTCAGGCCAAATAAAGGCACCTACGACTTCGCGCAAAACTACGCCTCGCAAGACTACGCCTAAGAAAAAAGCTGCGCCTAAGAAAACTGCAGCAAAAAAGTTTGAATATAAAACTCCAAAGCGAGATTACAGTGATTTTGAGGGCACACCTGGAAGCGGAAGAGTAAGTAGCGGCACTACTGTATTTGATAGATACGACCCTGAAACTGACACTTATTATGGCACAATTGGTGGGTTTGCAGGTCCGATACGCACATCAGTTAAAGGTTCTGAGGTCGGTGAAGCCTTCAAGAAGAACTGGGCTGCTGCAAACAAAGGGTACACACCACCCAAGCAGCAAACTCAACCACAAACACCTGCGCCACAAACGCCTGCGCCACAAACGCCTGCGCCACAGCCTCCCGCGCCACCTCCGACTCAACAGCAAACTGGTGGTGGTTCTTTTGAGTCAGATTATATTGATTGGCTAGAATCTAAGCCTACCGCTCCTAAAAGGCCTGGCGGCATGGGCGCAGCAAGCAAAAGTTATCAAGCGAGAAGAAAGAAATACGAAAGCGATTTGGCCAAGTGGGAGGCTAGTAAGCCATCAAGGGTGACGTACACCGCGCCTGCGCCAGCACCAGCACCAGCACCCGCTCCAGCGCCTGCTCCAGCGCCTGCCCCGACACCCCCTCCATCTGATCCGCCAGATAAGTTTGAAGGCAGGTATCGGCCACCAACATCGCCTATAGGCACGCCAGATTCTTTGATTCCCAGCAACATTGTTGGGCAGTCTTTCAATCCTTACTTAGCGGCGTTTGCTGGCGGGCAACAAAATCCATATCAAGGTTCGTTTATGGGCCCGCAACAGCAGCAACCTAGCAGCACGTTTGGCGGTTATGGGCAACGAGCTCCTATGTTTGCAATGGCGCCATACGCAGGATTGGCTCAGTCTCAGCCTATGCCAACAGACTTCTTCCCAAGCTATGTGCCAAGGCCAGACCCAATCTATGAGACAGTGCCTTTCCCCATGCCAGAGCCGCAGCCTGACGCAGAGCCTGTCATGAACGCAGCAAGACCAGTTTTTGTTGCACCAAGGCCTCCTAGTGCAAGGATAGGGGCTCCTTTAGGACGAGATCAAATTACAGAATTTCTTCCATATCGTTAAATGGATTCAATATCTCTCGCGGCCTACATTTATAAGAAAATAGATCAATATGAGGAGTCTCATATTGATTACATAACCTCTGGCAATATCAAGGATATGGAGGACTACAAATTTGCGATGGGTGAGTTATCGATGCTTCGCACCCTTCGTGATGAGCTAAAAGAAGCGTTGCATATTGAAGGAGATCCCCTCGATGAGTGATCTATCATTAGATTCCATCGCAAAACCGTCCGTTACGGATGCATATGTGAGTGAAAGGGTTTTGGACCCTTCTGTGCTAGATAAGACGTTAGTTGAAAGAATGCCTGATCCCTCTGGATGGAGACTTCTTGTCCTTCCATACAAAGGAAAAGGTGTAACAGATGGCGGCATACAGCTGCTTGAATCCACAGTAAGCAAGGAAAATCTTGCTACATCTGTTTGTTACGTTCTGAAAGTTGGCCCATTGGCTTATCGTGATCTAGATAAGTTTGGCAACGAGCCTTGGTGCCAAGAAGGCGACTGGGTTCTCATTGGTCGTTATGCGGGTGCTCGATTCTCTTTAGAGGATGACCACGAGGTTCGCATCATCAACGATGATGAAGTAATCGGAACAATTCTTAATCCAGACGATATCAAATCAGCATAGGTAAAAAACAATGGCCGAAGAAACATTGAGTGAAGCTTTATCAAAGCTTGACGATGACAACATAAACAGCGCAGCACTGCCTGAAGGTAAGCGCGTAGAGGAAGAAGTTCAGGACGACGCAACTTATATAGAGTTTTCTGAAGAAGAGATGGAAGACATCTCGCCTGTTACAGAAGATTCTGTGCAAGAAGACTTTGACGCACCTGAAGTTCAAGGTGAAGAAGAGCTATCTGAAGCAGAAGTGAGAGCTCGCACGGCTCAAAATCGTATCAACCAAGCGGTTAAGCAGGCGAAAGACTACCAGCGCAGAGAGTTGCAGGCACTTCAGTATGCGAAAGAACTGCAAGAGCAAAATGAGCAACTAGCCTCTCAACTGCAAAATACTCAAACATCTACTGCACAACAAAATCTCAAAATGCAGGAAACGTACAGCGATGAGTTTGCTACTCGCGTAGATACTCAAGCTGAAGCTGCAAAAAGGCACTTAAAGACAGCGTATGAGTCTGGTGATCCAGAGGCCATGGCAGATGCTCAGCAGCTGCTTGCAAAGGCTGAAGCTGATCGCAACGCACTGGCTCAGTATCAACGCGACCTTGAGCAGTACAAAGTTGATTACGCTGCCTGGCTTGAACAACAACAAAATGCTGTTGAACAAAATCAATACGTTCAACAAGAAGATTATGGCCAGCCAGAATACGAACAGCCTGAGTATCAAGAACCATCTCAGAAAGCTCAGCAGTGGGCTAATGACAATGAATGGTTCGGTAGAGACTCTGTCATGACCAACGTTGCCTTTGCTATTCATAAAGAGCTTATGGATAACGGTGTTGACTTAGAATCTGATGAATACTACGCTGAAATTAATTCCCGTATGCGGCAAGAACTGCCACATAAATTCAACGGGCAATCTAACGCGAGAGGCAACAACAACGTCCAAACCGTTGTCTCTGGATCGCGCACGACTGGAACTGGACGCAATCAAAACTCTCGTAGAGTTGAACTGAATCCAAGTGAACAAGCATTAGCAAGGAAGCTTGGAGTACCGTTCAAAGAATACGCAAAACAAAAAATGAGGTTACAAAATTCATGAGCGAAGAAACTACAGTACCTGGTTCTGATAGAACTCCACGGCGTGCTTCTTCACGGTCTTCAAAGGCCGCAAGAAAACCATGGACTCCACCTCAAGTATTGGAAACTCCAGAGGCTCCTGAAGGGATGCAGTATCGTTGGGTGCGAACCCACATACGGGGTGAAGCAGATAAGACTAACGTGCACATGAGATTTCGTGAGGGGTACGAACCTGTACATCCAAGCGAAGTCGCAGGCTATGACTTGCCGGTTATCGATGATGGTAACCATGCAGGGACAGTCGGTGTCGGTGGTTTGATGCTTACCAAAATTCCAGAAGAGACTGTGGAAGAGCGAAATGCTTACTTCGCAAAACAGACCGATCAGCAGATGAATGCTGTAGATAACGATCTGATGCGCGAAGAACACCCTGCGATGCCAATCTCAAAAGAGAGAAAGACGCAGGTATCTTTTGGGCGAGGCAACAAATCAACGTAGCCTCATTTTGATTGTGTTTAACTAGGAGATTCAAAAATGGCTAATCAAGATGCCGCTTTTGGAATGCGTCCAGTTCGGATGATAGGGGGCGGCCCCTACACTGGCGGACAAAGCCGATACCGAATCGCCGCTAACTATGGAACTGCTATCTTCCAAGGAGATATGGTTGCACAGGTTACTGGTGGTACGGTAGAGGTTCACGCTGACGGAGGCACTGTGCCTATCGTTGGTGTGTTCAACGGTTGCTCTTTCACTGACCCCACAACAAGTGAGCAAGTGTTCAGCAACTTTTACCCTGCAAGCACCAATGCTTCGGACATCATCGCTTTTATTATCGATGACCCAAATGTTGTGTATGAAGTTCAAGCTGATGACACGTTTCCAATTACTGACTTGTTCGGTAATTTCGATATCGTGTACACCAGTTCTGGCAGCACCGTAACAGGTATCTCTGGCGCTGAGCTAGATGTAGCAACAGGTGCGACTACAGCGGGCTTGCCAATCAAGGCAATTGATATTTCTGCTGATCCAGAAAACTCAGATGTCGCCACGGCGAATACCAACGTTCTCGTTGTGATTCAGAACTCAATCTACGGCCAAAAAGGCGCCGGTTTAGCATAGGAGGCTAACTAATGGCTATTTCAAGAGCACAATTAGCCAAAGAGCTAGAGCCCGGCCTCAACGCTTTATTTGGCATGGAATACTCTCGTTATGAAAACGAGCACGCCGAGATCTTTGAAACCGAAGCTTCAGACCGAGCGTTTGAAGAAGAGGTTTTGATCGTAGGCTTTGGTAACGCTCGTGATAAATCTGAAGGGCAAGGCGTTGCATACGACCAAGCTTCTGAGGGTTTTACTGCGCGTTACACGCACGAGACAGTTGCTTTGGCGTTCGCGCTAACCGAGGAAAGTGTAGAAGATAATTTGTATGACCGCCTTGGTGCGCGTTATACGAAGGCTCTTGCACGAAGCATGGCTCACACCAAGCAGGTGAAGGCTGCAAACGTATTGAACAATGCGTTTTCTAGCTCTTTCACTGGCGGTGATGGCAAGTCACTTGTGGCTACCGATCACCCACTGGCTGGTGGTGGCACCTTCTCAAATCGTCCATCTGCATTTGCAGACTTGAACGAAACGTCGCTGGAGAATGCGTTGATCAGCATTTCTACTTTTGTGGATGATCGAAACATGATCTTGGCTCTGCAAGGAACCAAGCTTGTTGTTCCGCCTCAACTGCAATTCGTAGCTGATCGTCTGCTGGAAACGCCAGGGCGCGTCGAGACTGCGGACAACGACATCAACGCAATCAGGAACATGGGTCTGCTGCCTCAAGGTTATGCAGTCAACCACTTCTTGACTGATACTGATGCGTTCTTCGTACTGACCGACTGCCCAGATGGCTTCAAGCACTTTGAGCGCAGCCCGATTGCGACTTCCATGGAAGGTGACTTCAACACTGGTAACGTGCGTTACAAAGCCCGCGAGCGATATAGCTTTGGCTTTAGCAATCCACGCGCAGTGTTCGCTTCACAAGGCGCATAATTGTTCCACATGGAACAGTAAGAAAGGGGCACTTGTTGCCCCTTTTCTTTTTCTGCTGTATAAACGATCTATCCCTGACAGGCGCATACCGTGCCTGACACTAGCCAAGACAGGAGATCCCCATGGCTAATACGACATTCAACGGACCAGTCCGATCAGAGAATGGCTTTAAGTCTATCAGCAAAGACGCAACTAGCGGCGCAATCACCGAGATCACAACCTATGGTGGAGCACCAGTTAGTCTTTCAGATGGCAACGTAACTCTAACCAATGCAACTCACAGCGGCAGGATTCTTTTTGTTCCAGATGGTGGCCAAGATAATACTTATACGCTTCCTGCTCCTGTTGCTGGATCTGTTTTCAAGTTTGTATACGCTGGTGGCGCTGCTGATGCTACAGACGCGCTCATTATTACTCCCGGCAATACTAATTTTTATATTGGTGGTGTTACTTTCTTAGACACAGACGGCAACGAAGTTAGCTCAGTATTTTCTAACGGAAGCTCAAACAGCAGCATACAGTTGAACGTGCCTGCTGGATTTGAGGTAACCATTGTCGGCTTAAACACAACCAACTATCAAATCTTTGGAAATGTAACGAGCACTACTGCGCCTGCTTTTGCTGACCAGTAATAGGAGAGCGAGATGGCTGATACAGTCACATCACAAACAATTCAGGATGACAATCGTAAAGCTGTTCTGAAGTTTACGAACATCAGTGATGGCTCTGGCGAAAGCGCAGTAACCAAGATTGATGTCAGTGCTCTTCAGGCAAACAGCAAGGGCGACTCCTGCACAGAGGTGGCGATATCAAAGATCTGGTGGCAGTGTGTTGGCATGGGCGTTCAGCTTTTGAATGACGCAACCACAGACACGTTGATCATTGCTTTATCTCCTGACTCTAATGGTATGCACGATTACACACCGTTTTCTGGCATACCTAATAACGCAGGATCAGGTAAGACTGGTGACGTTCAGTTCACCACGATTGGTGCAAGTAGTGGCGACACATACACCGTGATCCTTGAGGTCATAAAGAGTTATTAATGGCCACTTCTGGAAGCAGAGACTTTGAGCCAGATGTTGCGGAATACATAGAGGAAGCATTTGAAAGATGTGGCCTTGAATTCCGCACCGGCTACGATGGCGTAACTGCAAGAAGATCTTTGAATCTTTTGTTTGCTGACTGGGCAAACAGAGGCTTGAATCAGTGGACGGTAACCAATAGCACAACTACTCTAACAACTGGCGATGAGTTCATTGACTTATCTGCGAGCACGATTGATGTGCTTGATGTTGTTATCAGAAGAACTGAAGGCTCAACGACCACAGATATCACTATGGAGCAGATAGGAAGGTCTGAGTATTACAACATTCCAACCAAATCCACTCAAGCAAGGCCGACTCAGTTCTTTCTTGATAAACAATTGACGCCTCGTCTTTATATCTGGCCAGCATCAGAGAACTCAACAGATCAATTGATCATTAATCGATTGGTTCGGATTGAAGATGCAGACGCTAGCGTGAACACAGTCGATGTGCCTTTTCGATTCTACCCCTGTTTGTCAGCAGGACTGGCGTACTACATAGCATTGAAAAAGGCGCCTGATCGCGTGCAAATGCTCAAAGGATTCTATGAAGAAGAATTTGCTAGAGCAGCCGATCAAGATGAAAGCAGAGCATCTTTTAATGTTTATCCCGATACCAGGTCTTACAGGAGAGCGTAATGGCTTTTGCTTCTGGCAAGTATGCAATTGCCATATGCGATAGATGTGGCTTTCAATACAAATACCTTGAGCTAAAAAAAGAGTGGACAGGCTTTCGTGTTTGCCCTGAGTGTTACGAACCAAAACATCCGCAGCTAGAGCCCATTCATAATGTTTCTGATCCAGAGGCGCTGCGCTTTCCTAGGCCTAATCTTTCTCCTGATGTGGTTGCCGGGGCAGGCGTTGTAAGAACGATTGATGACAATCAAATGATGTCTACTACAGGTGATCCGATAGGTTCTGAGTTTAGTATAGATGGCGCAACGGGATCTGTTGGAACAGTAACGGTGGTGACAACATGAGTTTTACATTAGCGACACTGAAATCAACGGTTCAAGACTACTGTGAAACTGCAGAAACCACTTTTGTAGCTGATCTTGATACATTCATAAAAGAAGCTGAAGAGCGCATACTGAAGAACGTTCAGTTGCCTGTGTTCAGAAAGAACGTCACAGGTAACGCAACCACAGGTTTTCAGTACCTATCAACCCCTTCAGACTTCTTGGCTTCTTACAGCTTGGCGCTCATCATCAATAGCGTTTACACATATCCGTTGTTAAAGCATGTTTCTTTTATTAGAGATTACACGCCTAACGCATCAACAACCGGCGAAACAAAGTATTACGCTCTTTTTGATGACAATACGTTCATTTTAGCGCCTACGCCTGCATCTGATTACTCGTTTGAGCTTCACTACAAATACAGGCCAGCGTCACTTACGGCGGGCGCAGACAGCGGCACCACTTGGCTTTCTACAAACGCCCCTGACGCTATGCTTTATGGAACGCTTGTAGAAGCAGCGACATTTCTCAAGGTTCCTGAAGAAATAGGCCAGTACGAGCAACGTTTTATGATGGCTATATCTTCTCTTAAAAAGCTTGGCGAAGGTTATGGAGCAAGGGACGAATATAGATACGACATCGCGAGCACTTAGTTTTGGCTTTTTTTGAAGCAACCAAACTTGAAATTGGTAATGTCATTGTTGAGACAACTGTAGGGAAAGGCCATGACCCAGAGTTTTGGGCAAAGGCTGCTGCAGATAAGATTGTGAGTGTTGGTGGAAACTGCCATCCTTTAATTGCTCAGCAAGCAGAGGCTTTCAAACAATCTGTAGAGGCAACTGTGGCGTTTTACATTAAAGAAGCCATCAAGAGCGACAGAACGACTTTGATCGCAGAATTGGAAAAACAAGGCCATGATGATATGGCAAACATAATCAGGAGTCTGTAATGGCCATAACAACAGCGATGTGCACAACATTTAAAAAAGAAATATTAGAGGCAGTTCACAACTTCAAAAACTCAGGCGGCAGCACATTCAATCTTGCGCTGTACACAAGCTCTGCTTCCCTGGGGGCAAGCACCACGGCTTACACCACATCAAATGAGATATCAGGCACAGGATACACAGCAAAGGGCGCAGCACTTACTCGCGTCGATCCTAGCAACGATGGGACCACTGCCATAACAGACTTTTCTGACTTGACCTTCTCCTCAAGCACTTTAACAGCAAGAGGGGCACTGATATTCAATGACAGCGCATCAGGTGATCCATCTGTGTGTGCGCTTGATTTTGGCGCAGATAAGTCATCAAGTTCTGGTGATTTTACAATACAGTTTCCTGCAGCTGATGCGTCGAATGCGATTATTCGCATCGCATAGGGAATGGCTAATGTCACGGGCTGGGGCAGAGGCACTTGGGGTGAGGGCGCTTGGGGCGAAGAAGCGCCTATTGAAGTTACTGGCGTATCTGCAACAGGTTCTGTTGGATCAGTCACGGTCATCCTCAGCACAGATGCCGTTGTCACAGGCGTTTCTGGCACAGGGTCAATCGGGTCGGTCACAATCGTCCAAGGGGCGGGTATCGATGTATCTGTCACGGGCGTGGCAGGCACTGGATCTATCGGAACGGCTACTGTATCCGCTGATGCGAATGTTAGTGTTACTGGTAATACTGGGACTGGAGCCGTTGGCTCGATTACGGTCACAGGTGCAGCGAATGTATCAGTTACTGGCGTACAAGGTAGCGGAGAGATTGGATCTGTATCAGTATCGGGCTCGGCTAACGCAACTCCTACAGGCGTTTCGTCAACGGGAGCGATAGGATATTTTAACGTTTACGGTATCATAAATGACGGGCAAGACCCGAATTGGAGTAGTATAACTGATAGTCAAACACCAACCTGGTCAAGCGTTTCAGATAGTCAAACGCCAACCTGGTCAAGTGTGTCAGATAGTCAAACACCGAGTTGGACTGATGTAACAGACAGTCAAACTCCAAATTGGGAAGAGGTAGCTTAATGCCACGTAAAGTGAAGAAGATTATCAAGGGACTAGAAAAAGCCTCCAAGACTCATAAAAAACAAGCTGAAACGCTCAAGAAGCATGTGGCCTCTATGAAAAAGCCCGTTGCTAAACGTCGGAGAAGATAAATGGCAACTTATGTTAATGATCTACGTCTAAAAGAGATTGCTACTGGCGACGAGTCAGGCACCTGGGGCACTAGTACGAATACAAATTTAGAGTTAGTTGCTGAAGCGTTTTCTTTTGGAACAGAGGCGATTACGACCAATGCTGACACGCATACCACTACGATTGCCGATGGCGCTACTGATCCCGGCAGGTCAATCTATCTTCAATATACTGGCACTCTTGATAGCACTTGCACCATCACGATAGGCCCTAACACGGTCAGCAAGCTGTGGTTCATTGAGAACGCAACCAGCGGTTCTCAGTCAATCATTATCAAGCAAGGTTCTGGCGCTACGGTCACGATTCGCAATGGTCAAGTCAAAGCCATTTACTCTGATGGCGCAGGCTCTGGCGGGAAAATGGTAGATGCGTTTACTGACCTAAACGTGAAAAACCTTATAACTGAGCAAGAGGGTAATACCACTGGTCTCCAGCTTATTTCGACAGACGCAGATGCAAGTGTTGGCCCCCGTTTGGATTTATCACGGTTGAGTGCAAGTCCCGCAGATGATGACGTGGCAGGTCAAATTCGTTTTATGGCGAACAACGATGCGGCTGAAGAAACCAGCTTTGGCTTTATTCGGATGCTGCTTGCCGATGTCTCAGATGGCACAGAAGACGGTCTTTTAGAAATAGATTCGATAGTCAATGGGACGAATCGAAGTCGTATTCAGATGACCTCAACAGAAACTGTTTTTAATCAAGACAGTCAAGACCTCGACTTCCGAGTCGAAACAGATACCGATGCAAACGCTTTGTTTATCCAAGGAAGCACCAACCGAGTGATGCTTGGTTTTAACGCGCAAATAGCGGTGGCAGGAGTTAATCCTCATCTGGGGGTTGTTGGAACGGACAACGGAGGCACCACTCTTGGTGTTGTTCGATACTCTGCTGATACAGCTGGCCCTAGATTTATATTAGGCAAAAGCCGAAACGGTTCAATTGCAACAGCTGGGGGCACAATCGTTCAGTCTGGCGACACCGTGGGATTGATACAGTTTGCTGCTGATGATGGCGGCGACGTTGCTACTAAACCCGTACAAATAGCAGCGGCGATAGATGGCACCCCCGGATCAGACGATGTGCCGGGAAGGTTGGTTATTTCTACTGTTCCTGATGGTTCTGCCTCAATAGCTGAGGCACTACGAATTACAAACGCAGGTGACATCGGAATCGGAGATTCGTCGCCTTCAACAAAGCTCCATGTAACAACTGCAACTCAAGATGAAGGAGTCATCATAGAATGCACCAACGGCGGCACTTCTGTTGGGCCAATTCTTCAATTAGATAGGAGTTCCGCCACCCCCGCAGCCGATGATGATATGGGGCGTATTGATTTTAGTGGCAAAGATAGTGGGGGAAATACTCTTGATTATGTAAATATCGCATCTCGCATTGTTGACCCCACTAATGGCTCTGAAGATGCAGGATTAACCATTTCAACAAAAGTTGCTGGGACAACTAGAAGCCGTTTAGATTTTAACGCTACCGAAACTGTCTTTAACGAAAACAGCGTAGACCTCGACTTCCGAGTCGAAACCGATGGAGCAGCCAATAAGTTTTTCGTTGATGGTGGCAACAATGTAGTTGTGATAGGCAACAACGCTCCAGTTAGTTCGCTTGCAGTTGCCCCAACCTTCCAAATACAAGGCAATTCTAATGCTAATGCAGGTATGTCAATTAGCCGTTATACGAATAACACTTCTGGGACATTTATAAATTTAACAAAATCGAGGTCTACTAGCGTTGGGGATAATTTCACCATTGTTCAGTCTGGCGATGCTCTTGGACGAATCTCCTTTATAGGCGCCGATGGTGTTGATATGGCTCACCAATCAGCAAAAATTGGAGCAGCTATTGACGGAACACCGGGTGAAAACGATGTGCCGGGCAGACTTACATTTGAAACCACTCCCGATGGTAGCTCAAGTTTATCAGAGGCCATGCGAATCAAGCAGTCAGGTGCTGTCTTAATAAATACCACTACCGATTACGGCGGCAAACTAAACATAGCTAGAGGTGACAACAACACAACTCTTGCCCTCGTTTGTACTGACGGTGATGCTAATGATGGCCCGATCTTAGATTTTATTCGTGATTCGGCTTCTCCCGGTACTTCGGATGATATAGCGGTTATTAACTTCAAAGCAGATGACAGCGATGGCAATAGAGATACATATGCGAGTATCGAAGTAATTTCTACAGGAGTTACCAGCGGCAGCGAATCAGCTAGGATGGATTTTAACACTTTAGTGTCAGGCTCCGAGGTTCAGCGATTAAAGTTTTCCAGCACAGAAGCGGTTTTTAACGATGGCGGCCAAAATTTAGACTTTCGCGTTGAGTCGGACGGCGCTACGCACTGTTTGTTTGTAAACGCAGGAACCAACAAGGTCGGTATTAAGACCTCCTCACCAGATGGGCAGCTACACATTCATACTGCGACGGCAGGCACTGTCTCTGCTGGTTCTGCTGCTGACGAGCTTGTTTTAGAAAACAGCAGCTCAGTGGGTATGGCTTTTCTTTGCCCTAATGACGCTACCGCTTCGATTCATTTTGGTGATCCTGACGATAACAACGTAGGAATGATTCAATATGTTCATAATGATGATTCAATTCGATTTACTGTGGGTGCAAGTGAAGCAGCCAGACTGATAAGTGATGTCTTATGCGTAGGAACAACAACTACTGTTGCTGATGACATGACTGCTAGAGCATGTCACATAGCCTCAAATGCGACCACTACTGGCCCGTCGCTGATTGTCGATGACTCCGATACAAGTGTTGAGTCTGGTTCTATTTGCATGGCTGTTATGTTTTCTAATGACAACGCATTTTCTGCTGCAAAATACGTTAGTTTCCGAGATATAGGTGGTGAGCAAGGAAGTATTACGGGAGATGGTACAGGCAGTGTTGCTTATAACACATCTTCCGACATGCGCTTAAAAACCAACATTCAAGACACAGCATCTCAGTGGGACACTATTAAAGCCTTACAGGTGAGAGATTACGAATGGATTGGTAACGGCAACGAAGAAACTGGATTCATCGCGCAAGAGATACATGAACAGATTCCACAGGTTGTTTATGTGGGTGGGGAAGAAGCTGCAAAAGAACCTTGGGCGGTAGATTACGGCAGAATTACTCCGCAACTTACTAAGGCTTTACAGGAAGCTATGGCTCGAATCGAAACGCTGGAAACAGAACTGGCAAAACTGAAAGGAGGTAGCTAATGGCTGCGACATTCACATGGGACATCCCGCAGGTGGACAGGCAAGTCTCCTCTGGGCTTATTACCAACATTCACTGGCGGCTTTCAGCCGTTGAAACTATTAGCGGCACTGAGTACACAGCAGACTGTTACGGCTCAAAAGGCGTGTCTGGTGATCCAAGTTCGTCAGACTTTATTGCCTACGATAGCGTGACCAAAGATAACGCTATTGCGTGGGTCAAAGCTGCGCTAGATGCTGACGAAGATGAAGACTCAGCCGCCGCTAAGGAAGCTGGCTTACAAGGTCAGATCAACAAAAAAGCAACACCAGTAGATGCATCAGGAGTGCCTTGGTAAATGGAAACAAAACACATACAGCTTCACGATCTAGCTAACGTATTGAACCTTATTGATGCTGCCGCGAAGAACGGCATGGTGTCGGGCGAAGCGATGAGCCACATGGGTGCAATGCGAGATCGCTTTATGTCTGAACTCAAAGAGCAAGCCCCAGCACAAGACAATGTGGCTACACTTGACGAAGAGCCTGTTGTTTCTGGGCAGCTACAATAGCGACTGTGGACGTAGGTTCGGTTAGCGAATCTGCTCAGATTAGTTGGAAGCAGGTCGCAATTCAAAAGCAAGAGCGCCTGCGTACAGGTGCCGAAGGTGAGACTGTCCGAGAGATGGTCGAAACCGTCATGCCTGTTCTCTACACCAAGGAGGGCAGCAAAGTAGAAGCACAACCGCTTGCATCCACCCAACGAGTAAACGTATCGGTATGAGCGATAAAGGCGAACAAGCATTGAATGAAGTTAACGCCCATGAGCGGGAGTGTGCCTTGCGCTACCAACGTATCGAAGAGCGTCTAGCAGAAGGCTCTGCCAAATTTAAGCACTTAGAACATCTTATTTACGGGCTGTACGCATTGATTGCAGCGGCAGCGTTGCCGCAGTTTTTTATGGGGTGACCCCCTATGGTGATTGAATCAATCGCAGCGGCCTCCGCAACCTTGTCGGCCATAAACGGCCTGATCTCTCAGGTTAACGAGACAGGGCAAGGTGTCCATCAGGTGATGGGCATGATTTCCGATTTTGGAGAGGGCATTACTGAGTTTGAGGCTAGGCGGCGTCAAAGCACGTTCAAGCCACTTACTCAGAATGAAATCTTGAAGCTGCAAATGCTAAAGCGTCAATATGACCGGCATTGGCAGTCAGTGCATGACCTATTATTGGTAAGCGACCCTAAATTGCTCGATGACTTTAAAGCAGCAAAGGCGCAGCAGGAACGTGATCGACAAGCGCACTTAAAGATGATTGCTCGAAAGAAAAAGGAGAGGCAACATCTTATTAATCAGATACTTGTAGGAGGGACTACCCTAATCGTGGGCGGATCAATAATCGCAATGGGCTTTGTGATTATTTTAAGGGTGTACGGATGAGCGTATTGGAAAAAATACTTTGGGGCGTCTTGATTAGCGGCATCGCTGGCCCGACGTTGTTGTTTGCGGCTAGTTACTGGCTAGATCTCTCATGATAATGGCATTCTTGTTAGTTATGTTGGTAGAGGGCGAACAAGTAGCCGGTCAGTTTCATTTCCGCAACATTCACAGGTGCAATCAGTTTGCTTATTGGCTAGAGCAGGGAACCATCAAACCTGTAGAGGGCAGGCGGTTGAACAACCAGCAGAACATTACAGCCTACTGTATCCCTGTTAAAGTTAGACCAAACATACAATTCTATGACTGATATGGCAGCAAAGAAGTTACAAGAAGGCTCTGAATACGCTGAATATGATACTGATGGCGATGGTGTTGTATCGGACTCGGAGCTTGAAACCAGCCGTCAACTTAAAGAGCTAAAGCTGTCGAGTGAAAAGGCTGATGCACAAAGAGCAATGGCGTGGTTCGCTTTGCTAGGGATGCTACTTTACCCTTCGCTGGTTGTTATCAGTAGTTGGATAGGTTTGGAGCAAGCGGCAAATCTGCTAGGTAATATGGCCCCCACATACTATGTGAGCACTGCCGCGCTCGTCGCATCCTACTATGGCGCTTCAGCTTGGCAGAATCGAGGGAACGGAAAATGAGTATTGTTGCATCGCTAGTTGGGCCGGTTACTGGACTCCTGGATAAGTTCATTGAAGACAAGGATCAGAAGAACCGCCTTAGTCACGAAATTGCTACGCTTGCCGAGAAGCAAGCGCATGAGGCGCTCAAAGGCCAGCTTGAAATCAACAAGATGGAAGCGGCACACAAGAGTCTGTTTGTTGCCGGGTGGCGACCTGCCATAGGCTGGATCTGTGCTCTGGGCCTGCTCTACAACACCATCATCGCCAACATAATCAGCATCTGGGTAGATGTGCCAGAAGTAGATACAACGCTGCTTGTGCCCGTTATGATGGGCATGCTTGGGTTGGGAGCTATGCGTTCCTACGAGAAGGTCAACTCCGTAGCACGAGAAAAATAGATGGTGACTTTCATGGGCCAGTTAATAGAAACACTGAAACGGCACGAGGGTGTAAAGGCTTTCGCATACCAATGTACAGCCGACAAGACCACCATCGGTGTCGGGCGCTGCATAGACGAAGATGGCGGTATCGGCCTGTCTGACGATGAAATTGAATACCTGCTGTTGAATGACATAGAGCGTTGTGACGAAGAGTTAGAAAACGCTTACGATTGGTACAGGGATCTCAAAAAACCTAGACGCGATGCCATGATAAATCTGTGCTTTAACCTTGGTCTGACCAGACTGCGCGGGTTTGTCAAAGCCTTAGAAGCTATGTCCCGTGGACAATACGATGTGGCTGCTGATGAGTTTATGGATAGCAGGTGGGCAAGTCAGGTAGGTGATCGTGCAGTGGAGGTTACTGAGCTTATACGCACGGGTGAGTATCAGTAATGCCCTTGCAAAAATACATATTTAATCCTGGAATTAACAAAGAGGGCACCGACTATACCGCTGAAGGCGGATGGTTTGACGGCAATCTTGTTAGATTCCGTAAGGGGTTGCCTGAAAAAATAGGTGGCTGGGTTAAATTTATCACTCCTTCATTTAACGGCACAGGAAGAAAACTACTAGGCTGGACATCTTTAGCAGGCACAAAGCTTCTTGGCCTTGGCACTCGCACCAAACTCTACATACAATCAGGCGCGAATTATAACGACATCACTCCCATACGCTCTACCACAGCTGCTGGTGATGTAACATTTGGCGCAACAAACGGATCAAGTTCAATCAACGTGACTGATACTGCCCATGGTGCGGCCAAAGGCGACTTTGTTACTTTTAGTGGCGCAGCATCTCTAGGCGGCAATGTCACCGCAGCAGTTCTTAATCAAGAATATGAGATTGATTCCATCACCAGCACTGATATCTATGTGATTACAGCAAAAGATACTTCTGGCACAACTGTCACTGCCAACAGCAGTGATAGCGGCAACGGTGGTAGTTCTGTGGTAGGCGCATATCAGATTAACGTAGGGCTTGATGTGTTTGTTGATGGCACAGGTTGGGGATCAGCAGCTTGGGGCTCTGGGACTTGGGGCTCATCAAGTTCTCTAAGCTCTTTAAATCAGCTTCGTCTATGGTCTTTAGATAGCTTTGGCGAAGACTTGATAGCGAATGTGCGAGCAGGTCGAATCTATTACTGGGACACAAGCGCAAAGACATTGGGAACAGATAGAGCTGTAGATATAGCAGATTTAGCTGGCGCAAACTTTACACCAACAGTGGCCTTGCAAGTTCTTGTTTCTGACATAGATCGACACGTTATTGCTCTTGGTGCAGACCCAATAAATGATAGTGCAACTGCAAGGACAGGGGCATCTGACCCACTCTTAGTTGCGTTCTCTGATCAAGAGAATCCAGCAGAGTGGTTTCCAACTTCCACAAACACGGCAGGATCACTTAGATGCTCTGCGGGATCACAGATCATTGGTGGACTGCGAGCTAGGCAAGAAACATTGATATGGACTGATGTTGCTCTTTACAGCCTACAGTTTATTGGGGCGCCTCTTACATTCGGTCTTAACTTAATCAACGAAGGAGTAAGCTTAATCAGTCCAAATGCTCCAGTGAATACACCTTCAGGAGTATTCTGGATGGATAAGAAAGGCTTTTACTCCTATCAAGGTGCCGTGCAATCTGTGCCGTGCAGCGTCAGGTCTTATGTATTTGATGACTTTAACGAAGGCCAAGCGTTTCAAGTGTTTGGGTTTTTGAACAAGCAGTTTGATGAAGTAGGTTGGTTTTACTGTTCTGGCACAAACACAGTGATTGATCGATATGTGACATACAACTACGTTGATCAAACTTGGGCTATAGGCAATCTCTCTAGAACGGCATGGCTTGATGAAGGCTTAGAAAGCTTTCCTCGTGCGACAGGGAATGATGGCACTAGAAACTACGTTTATTCACATGAAACAGGCCATGACAACGATGGCAGTCCAATGGACAACGTGTTTATTGAAAGTGCTGATTTTGACCTTGGCGATGGAGAACAGTTTCAATTTATACGCAGATGCATACCAGATGTTAAATTCACAGGAGATAGTGGCTCTACTCAAACCATGAACTTTGTCATTAAAGCTAGAAACTTCCCTGGTGATTCTTTAACAACAGACCAGACCACGGCTTTCACGGCAAGCACAACGAAAATAGATGCACGAGCTCGTGGCAGACAAGCGACTGTAAGATTTGAATCCGACGATGATGGAGATACAGGCGTTAGGCTTGGCCTTGGGTTTAGGATTGGCGGCACTCGACTAGATGTGCAACCAAACGGCAGGCGATGAGTAAAGTTTTACAAGGACGTTTACCTTTTGTTAACGCCAATGGCCCAGTTGACGGTGACGTATTCAACAGAACGGTGCGTTTGCTAGAGTTGAGCCTTGATTCTCTTGATCCAGACTCGACACCTTTGTTTACCAGAAAAGAACGAGATGAGTTAAAGTTCAACAGAGGCGATATTATCTGGAACACATCAATCAATGTGTTGCAGGTGTACGATGGTGACGAGTGGATAAGTTTATCTCAAGAGTTACCATATACCACTGATCCGCTTGAAGCGACTGCGCTTGTGGGTTCGGTTCAAGTGATTACTAACGGCAATATAGTAGTGAGTGTAGGTTCATGACAAAACTATGCCCTAGAGGTAAAGCAGCAGCTAAGCGCAAGTTCAAGGTATATCCATCAGCTTACGCGAATGCCTATGCCAGCAAGATATGTGCAGGCAAAATCAAAGACCCATCTGGAGTAAAAAGAAAAGACTTTAGAGGGCCAAAACCTAAAAGCAGTGGTACATCCTCTGCTGCAAAGAAGATTAGAAGCGTAAAGGGCGGTGGCTTCATAGCGCGAAGGGCTAGATTGATAGATCGATGAGAAGCAATCCTAGGATACCAAGGAGGAAGGGTCAGCCTGCTAGAAGCAGAAAACACAGTGACCTTTACACCGATGAAAATCCAAAGGGCACTATTACTGGCCTAAAGTTTGCGACCATAGCTGATGCAAAAACCAGCGTTTCTAAGATAAGAAGATCTGGTCGAACTCATGCTCACAAAATACAAGCAGCGGTAGCCATGGAACAAAGAGCGAAAGTGGCTAAGAAACCAGGAGCCGCTAAGATCTACAGACAATTTATTGATTCTCAGAAGAAAAAATGAGTTTACAAGACTGGTTTGGCAAAGGCCCAAAGGGCGACTGGGTAGATATTGGAGCACCGAAGAAAGACGGTAAGTTCCAAGCCTGTGGCCGTGCTAAAGCAAAAGGCTCAAAGCGCAAGTACCCTAAGTGCGTGCCCAGGGCAAAAGCAAAACAAATGACTGAGGCTGAACGGCGTAGCGCAGTGCGTCGAAAGCGTGCCAAGCCACAAGGTGTGGGTGGGAAGCCTACGAATGTGAAGACAATCATTAAGAAAGCTTCTGGCGGCGAAGTGATGCGCAACCATAGAGGGTGCGGTGCGATTATGTCTGACCGTCGCAAGAGGACTAGGTACTCCTGATGTTTAGACGTTACGCTGAAGAGTTTTCAAATGGCGGATCTGTTCGCAAACGCGACAAGATGCCAAAGCGTAATAAGAAAAATTTTCGCCCTACAAAAGAAGGCGCGGGGATGACAGAAGCGGGTGTAAAGGCCTATCGTAGGGCAAATCCTGGTAGTAAACTCCAGACGGCGGTAACGGAGGACAAGCCCACAGGCAAACGTGCAAAGCGCAGGAAGTCTTTCTGCGCTCGATCTGCTGGGCAAATGAAGAAGTTTCCAAAGGCAGCAAAAAATCCAAACTCAAGGCTACGACAAGCTAGACGTAGGTGGAAGTGTTAAATGGTAAGTCGAGAACAGTTAAGCTCAGATTTAAGGACAAGAACAAGGCAGGTTTTACAAAATCCTAACCTGTTTAGACAGTTCCCTCAAAGCCAGCTTCAACAACTAGATCCTAGGTTTGCAGGAGCCACAAGCTTTCTCCCAACTGGGGTGCCAAACCCGTATGCGGGTGCTTTCCAACAACAACGCACGCCCGGTGCTCAGTATGTGAATTATGAAAGGGCCGCACCAAATGTTGGAGGGTCACTTACCCAGCCTCAACCACCAGCTGGGTTTGTTCCAGAGGGCACACAGCCAGAGGTCATAAGTGTCTATCCAGACGGCAGCCCTGTGCCAGACACAATTGAAGAAGAAACTGATGAGTTTGATCCAAACGACCCAGATCAGATTGAAAAAAGACAGAAAGAATTTTTAGATGAAATAAACAACGAAAGGATGGAAAGGGGTTTAGATCCTTTTAATACATTTCAAGACTACATAAATGATCAAATAGGCCCAATCGGAATGTACGGAGGGGGAATCGCCTCCTTAAATCCCATGATGATGTCTGAAGGCGGCATCATGTCAACGCTAGGAAACATAGCGAGCGGCATAGGTTCTGGCATTAGAAGTGCGGCTCAAGGTATTGGTGGGTTTTTAGAAAGAGGCATGGAAAATTACCGTGCCAATCAAGCAAAAGCAGAAACAAATAAAGATCTTCTGGAAAAAGATCCAAAGACGATGACTCGTGAAGAGTTGATCGAACTTATAAACATGCTTCAGGGAAAGTCTAGTTCTGGAATGGGCGCAAAGCCAAAAGGTGACCCTGGCTTTCAGCCTAAATATGGTAAAGACCAGCTTGACTTGGTCAGTATGTCTGAAGGCGGTAACGTTGACTTCCCCCGCATGAACGGCCCTATCTCTGGCCCAGGCACCGAAACATCTGATGATATACCTGCCATGCTTAGTGATGGCGAGTTTGTTGTTAACGCAAAAGCGGTCAGAGGTATTGGTCGCTTGAAGGGCGCTGGCAAGACCAAAGCTGAACAGCGCAAAGAGGGTGCTCGTATGATGTATGCGCTGCAAAATGCCGGTGAAAAGGCGATGAGGAAAGCGTAATGGCGAGCAAAAAATACCCCATGCAGAAGCAAGCAGAAAAGCTTGCCAAACAAGGCCGTTATGGAGACTCAATGCTGGTTCACATGAATCCAGCGGAAGTCGATATTTTGAGAAAAACTTCTCCAGTTGGAGATTTAACAACAAATCCGCAAACAGGTCAGCCTGAAGCTTTCCTTCAATATCTCCCAGCGATCATTGGAGGTGCTCAAGCGATTGGCGCAGCCAAAGGCAGCAAGACCAAGACATACGATGAGTCTGTCCCGGTAGTTCAGCCAAGTATGCAGTTTAGCTCTGCTGATCCAGCATCAGAACTTGCTGCACGAAACTTGATGGATTTATATCTTAATCCTGAAAGCGGAATGATAACTCAGCCCATTCCAATACCAGTTCGCCAGGTAGCTGGTCTTTCGCCACTAGAAGTACAAGCACGCAACTTGAGTCAAGGCCTTGGTGGTTTTGGTCAACAACTTTCCGAAGCCCAAGACATGTTTCGGCAAGCTTCACAGGGCTTTGATCCAAGATCTGCAGGCATGTTTGCAGACCCTCGCGCTCGTCAACTGTATGAACAAAGCATTGGTGCTTATGACCCGCGCATGG